TGGTGAAACATGGTGTGTTAATTTTTTTAAAGGTGGAACTTGGAAACAAACTTCTTACAATAATAATTTTAGAAAACAATATGCAGGAATTGGAACTATTTATGATTTTTCAAAAGATAAATTTATAGTGCCACAACCTCATGCATCATGGTCACTAGATGATAATGATGATTGGCAAGCACCAGTTACATATCCTTCAATCACAGAAGAAGGTGATGTAAGATATTTTACAAGATGGAACGAATCAAAATATAACGCTGACAACACTAAAGGTTGGGAAGCGACTAAATCAGACGACACAGCGGAAACACCAACAGTTTACGATTGGAACGGCACAGCTTGGGTGTCCGCATAGGAGGACACAATGCCAAGAAGTAAATCTGGCTCAGCAAATGGTGGTGTACTAGGAGTTTCCAACAAAACTTCTTTTGGAAAAAATACTATTACATCTAAAACATCTTCAGGAGATATAACACTTCAAACAGGAACAAGAATTGTTAAAACAGTAATTGTTGGTGGAGGTGGAGCTGGTGGTAATGACGCCGGAGGAGGCGGTGGAGCTGGTGGTTTAAGAAATTTACAAATCTGTGCACAAGGAACAATTACAACTACTATAGGTGCAGGTTCATCAAATCCTGGTTCACCTCAATCCTCTGCAAGCAGAGGAACAAATAGTACAGCTGTTGCTTGTGGCACAACCTATACTGCAACAGGTGGCGGTGGTGGAGTTTTTAATAGCTTTTCAGCTTGTTCAAATAGTGGTGGTTCAGGCGGAGGTGGAAAAGGAGCTCAACCCAACGGAACAGGAAACATAGGTGGTTTTTCTCCTCCAGAGGGTTTTCCTGGTGGATGTTGTTCTTCAAAATCAAATGGTGGTGGAGGTTCTTCCGAAGCAGGAAAAAGTTGTGGGTCTTTTCCAAATGGTTCTGCAGGTGGAGCAGGAACAGATGTAAGTCCAGATTTTCCAGGAGCACCTAACTCCGGAGTTTATGCAGGTGGTGGTGGAAGTGGAGCTGATGCTAGTGGGACTGGTGGAGCTGGTGGAACTGGTGGTGGTGGAGCAGGCGGAAATAGACCTGGTCCAGGAAGCACTGGACAAGCAGGAACAGCAGGCACAGCAAATACTGGCGGTGGTGGCGGTGGAGCTGGAGGTGGTCCAGCAAATCAAGCTGGCGGTTCAGGTGGCTCAGGAATTGTAGTAGTAAAAGAATTAAATAAAGCAACTGGTGTGTGGTCAATGCAAAGTCAATTTCAAGCAAGAAAAGATGATACTTGGCCTAAACCATCATTCCAAATAAACTATTTAGTAATCGCTGGTGGTGGTGGCGGTGGAGGTGCTGCTTCACCTGACTTCTCTGCTGGTGGTGGAGGTGGAGCTGGTGGTTATAGACATACTACAGCTGATTTATTTGCAGGTGGAACATTTGCAGTGGTAATTGGTGCAGGTGGAACTGGAAGACACGTTTCAACTTGTACAGGTTGTGGATCTGCATCATCCTTTGATGCAAGTGGATCATTAGCACTATCAACAACAGGTGGTGGTTCTGGAGGTTCAACAACACACCCAACAGATCCACCAGGCGCTAGAGGACCAGCGCAAAATGGTGGATCTGGAGGTGGTGGATCATCTGGTACCCCATCACAACCAGGTGGAGGTGGAAATACAACAGCAGGAACATCCTCACCATCTAGCCCTGCTCAAGGTAATCCAGGAGGAACTGGTGGAGCAGGACCAGGTGGATCTGGTGGCGGTGGTGGTGGAGCTGGAGCTGTTGGAGCTAATGGAGCTGGACCAGCTGGTTGCGCTGCTGGTGGAGCTGGTGGAGCAGGATCTTCTGCTTGGCCAGGTGACTGTACAACAAGAGCCGGTGGTGGTGGCGGTGGAGGTGGTGGACCAGCTTCTGCTGGAGGTCCACCTGGAGCTGGAGGCTCAGGTGGTGGTGGAACTGGTGGAGCTGGAGCCCCATCAAGACCTGTAAATACATCTCCCACTGCAGGAACTGCTAACACAGGTGGTGGCGGTGGCGCAGGTGGTGGTGATTTTAGCGGTGGTTCAAATGGAGGATCAGGAACTGTATTAGTAAGATTTCCAGGTAGCATATCTGCTAGCGTTACACCTTGCACAAATAGTATAGCGTGTGTTCCAGGACCTTCTACAGATAAAGTAGCAACCTTTACAGTGTCAGGAAATTTTGTTATAAGTTAATTTGTGAAAGTTATAGATAACAAGGTATCCAAAAGTCTTCAAAATAAAATTGAAAAATATTTACTACAAACAAATTTTCCTTGGTATTATGAAGCTAAATCATTAGCTAAATGGGTTCCTAAAAAATTTAGAATAGAAACAAAAGATAGTTTTGATAATTTTCAATTTTTTCATAAATTTGTAGAAAATAGTAAGATTAATTCACCACATACAAATATTATAATGGATTTACTAGATGAATTAGATATGGGAGGAATCCCTATTTTAAGATGTAAAGCAAATTTAAAATTTAAAACAAAAACTAATAAAAAACACAACGTGTTTCACATAGATAACTCAAGCCCTCATAAAGTTATGATATATTATGTAAATGATAGTGATGGAGATACCTTTCTTAAAATAGGAAAATCAACAAAAAAAATAAGTCCAAAAAAAGGCAGAGTTCTTTGTTTTGATGGAAGTATAATGCACGCTGCTAATCATCCTAGAAAAACAAATAAAAGGTTGATTATAAATTTTAATGTGCTATGAAAATTAAAAGTGGTATGAAAGTAAAAAGATGAACTTGACAAATTATTATTGGTATTTTCAATCAGCAGTCCCTTCTAGGATTTGTGATGAGATTGTAAGATATGGTAAATCATTATCTGATCAAATGGCTTTAACAGGTGGACTAGGAGCTGATCCAAAAAAATTAAATAAAAAACAAGTTGCAGATTTAAAACAAAAAAGAGATTCTAATATTGTTTGGATGAATGATAGATGGATATATAAAGAAATACAGCCATACGTACATCAAGCAAATGCAAATGCTGGTTGGAATTTTCAATGGGATTTTAGTGAATCTTGTCAATTTACTAAGTATGAAAAAGGTCAGTATTATGATTGGCATTGTGATAGTTGGAATAGAGTATATAATCAACCTAATACTCCATCACATGGTAAGATAAGAAAATTATCTGTAACACTTACTTTATCAAATCCAAAAGATTACAAAGGTGGTGAATTAGAATTTGATTTTAGAGACAAAGATCCTGATAAAAAACCTAATATTAGAAAGTGCACAGAAATATTACCAAAAGGTTCTTTAGTTGTATTCCCTTCATTTGTATGGCATAGAGTTTGTCCAGTTAAAAAAGGTTCAAGATACAGTTTAGTTATTTGGAATATAGGATGGCCTTATAGATGAGTATGACTTTTCCAATGCAACTACAATTAGAGGAGTATTTTAAATGTCCTATATGGTGGGCTGATCAACCTAAGTTTGTAAATAAATTAAATAAAGCTTCTGATCCTTATATTAAAATATCTCAAAAAAATTTAAAAAAACAAATAAATGAAAGAAACAAAAAATTTGGTGATAAAGGGGATATGGGTAATGTGTTTCATTCTACAACTTTAATAGGTGATCCTAAATTTAATGATTTAATAAAATATATTGGTGCAACAGCACATAATTTATTAGGTGAAATGGGTTTTGATTTAAAAGACTACCAAGTATTTACAACAGAAATGTGGGTTCAAGAATTTGCTAAAAAAGGTGGTGGACATCATACCTTACATACACATTGGAATGGACATATATCTGGATTTTATTTTTTAAAAGCTAGTGAAAGAACATCGATGCCAGTTTTTGAAGATCCGAGAGCAGGAAATGTTATGAATTTATTACCAGAAAAAGATAAAACAAAAATAAGTCATGCAACATCACAAATACATTTTAAAGTTAAACCTGGTCGTATGATATTTTTTCCATCTTACATGCCACATTTATATAGTGTGGATATGGGGTATGAACCGTTTAGATTTATACATTGGAACTGTCAAGCAATACCGAAAGGAGTATTAAATGTCATTCAAAAAAAATAAATATAGTGTTTTAAAAAAAGCAATAAGTAAAGAAATGGCTGATTTTTGTTATGCCTATTTTTTAAATAAAAGAAAGGTTGCGAGATTTTTATTCGACCAAAGATATATATCTCCTTTTACAGAATACTTTGGAGTGTGGACAGATGAACAAGTTCCAAACACATACTCACATTATTCAGATATAGTAATGGAAACTTTATTACAAAAAGTAAAACCTATTATGGAAAAACACACAGGCTTAAAATTATCAGAAACATATTCTTACGCTAGAATATACAAACAGGGTGATATTTTAGCTAGACACAAAGATAGATTTAGTTGTGAGATATCAACAACACTTAATCTTGGTGGTGATGATTGGCCTATATATTTAGACCCAACAGGTAAAAAAGGTCAGGCTGGTATTAAAGTTAAATTAGAACCAGGTGATATGTTAATATATTCTGGTTGTGATTTAGAACATTGGAGAGAAGAATTCAAAGGTGACCATTGTGGTCAAGTATTTCTACACTATAACAAAAAAGGCTCTAAGATGGCTAAAGAAAATGAGTTTGATACAAGACCATTTATAGGGCTACCTGCATGGTTTAAAGGCTTTAAATTACCAAAATAATGTAGTAGAATAATAATCTGGCGGGAGATATGCCACCACACCATCTCCTGCCTGATTATTATAGGATTATTATGCTACAAAAAATAGGTTTTCAACCAGGTATCAATAAACAAGTTTCAGCTACAGGAGCAGAGGGTCAATGGATAGACTGCGATAATGTAAGATTTAGATATGGTATTCCAGAAAAAATAGGTGGTTGGAAACAATTAGGAGCTAGCGCTCTTACAGGAGCAGGTAGAGGTCTTCATCATTTTGTAAATAGTAAAGGTAGAAAATATGCAATCATAGGAACTAACAGAATTTTATATGCTTTTTCTGGAGGTATATTTTATGACATACACCCAATTAAATCTACAACAACGCTTACTAGTGCATTTAGCACGACCAATGGATCACCAACTGTTACAATAACTTTCAGTGGTTCTCATGGTATTAATGAAAACGACA